CAGTGGCAGCGTTACGCTCTCGGTGCAGCGCGCGGCATCATCGCCTCGAACATTGCCAACAACGGCGGTGACATGGTGATCGACGCAGGCGCGGCCATCAGCGCGAACGCGTTTCAGGATGCCGCGTTCACCGCTGGCGATGCGGCCGATCAGTTCGGCGCGATCGGCGTGCACTCGGTGGTGATGAACCAGATGGTCAAGCAGGACCTCATCGAGTATCTGCGCGACTCCGACGGCAAGATCATCTTGGCCACCTACCTGGGTAAGCCGGTGTTCATGGACGATGGCTTGGTTTACGGCGCTGGCAAGTACCTGTCGGTATTCTTCGGCCAAGGCGCATTCGGCTACGGCGAAGGCACGCCGAAGGTGCCGGTGGAGATCGAGCGCAAACCGGGCGGAGGTAATGGCGGCGGCGCAGAGGTGCTGTGGGAGCGGAAGACCTACATTCTCCAGCCTGCCGGCTTCAGCTGGAAAGGCTCCGAAGCTCAGAACCTCAGCCCGACCGCGACCCAGTACGCCGCTGCTGCGAACTGGGAGCGCGTGTTCAGCCGCAAGCAGGTCCCATTTGCCGCCGTCATCAGCGGTACCACCACGCCGTAATCCGGCTTTCACTTACCCTGGCGTCCGCAAGGGCGCCGGGCTGCATTGAGGTGACTCATGAAAGTTATCTACACGGACAAACCGGGCAAAGAGCGCGGCGTGTGCTACCGCCTGCTGAGCGAATTCTTCGGCGTCATTGGCACTGCCACTGAGGTGGTCATCGAGGGTGATGCGCCTGAAATTTACGATGCATACGAAGCGGCCGGCATCAAAGTTTCGGACGGCAAAGAGCCAGAAAGCGCCGAAACCGACCCTCTGAAAATGAAGGTGCCGGAGCTGAAAGAGTGGCTCACCAGTAAAGGCATCGCCTTCGAATCCACCGCACTGAAAGAAGACCTCCAGGCCTTGGTGCCGAAGGAGTAAGGACACGCACATGACCGACTTCATCACCGTTGCCGATGTTGACGCTTCGCTGGGTCCTGGCTGGGCCGGCACCGGTGATCCGGTCCTTGCTGTGACCATGGCCAACGCCTGGCTCACGGCCAAGATCAAGCGGGTTGTTCCTGATCCGGTTCCGACCGAGATCAAAACAGCCGGCGCCCAGGTCGCCAAAGAGGCGGCAGCGGGCAAGTTGTACACGGCAACGCAGAAGGAAGTACAGAGCAAGACGGTTTCGGCGCAGTCCGGCACCTCTGTGAGCAAGACCTACGTGGCCGGATCTACTGATCAGTCGGCGGGTGTGAACTTCGCCCTAGCGCTGCTGGAGCCTTGGATCAAGCGCTCCGGCGTGATGATGCTCAAAAGGATCTGATCATGGGTATGCGTGAAGAGATCCAGGCTGAAATGGCTGAGGCGTTCGATGACCCCGAGGGCTTGGCCGACGCGGTAAAGCCAGTGGAGGGCGTACGCAAGGTTGCGGGCGAGTATGACCCTGACCTGGGTGGCGAGACGCCGGAGACCACCATCACTTACATGGGGCGCGGCGTCTTGGGTAGCTACCTGTCCAAGGAAATCGATGGCTCTCTCATCCAGACCACCGACAAAAAACTGTTGGTGCTGCAAAACGAGCTGTTCGTGTCGGAGGCCGGTGTTCCGACAACGGTACCGGCTGCCCCGGCCATTGGCGATGTGGTCAACGGGTTGCGGGTGATGAATGTGTCTGCGGACCCTGCTGATGCGACGTGGACAGCACAACTGAGGATGTGACATGGCCGCTCAATCCGGCAGCTTCGCCCTGAGCCTCGCAGAGTTTGCGGCCCAGACCAGCGAAGCCATCGACGCCAGTGTGCGCGAGATCATCATCGAGGTCGGCAGCAGCCTGATCCGCATGTCTCCAGTGGGTAACCCGGAGATCTGGGCGCAGAACGCGATTGCGACCGAGTACAACAAGGCCGTCGACGACCACAACAGCGCTTTGCGTAGTGACCCGGCCAACCTCACGAAGGGCGGCAGACTGAAGAAGGGCCGCAAGCTCAACGACGGCATGGACATCAAGGCGCCTGAAGGCTACGTCGGCGGCCGGTTCCGCGCGAACTGGCACATTTCCCTCGGTGTGGTCGAAAGCGTCACCTTCGACGAGGTTGACCCGAGCGGCGCCGAAACTACCGCCGCGCTGGTCGCCGCGATGAGCGATTTCACTGCCGGCCAGATGGCTTACATCATCAATAACTTGCCCTATGCGATCCCGCTTGAGTTCGGCCATTCCACTCAGGCCCCCGGCGGCATGGTTCGGGTAACCGTGGCTCGCTTCCAGCAGATCGTGCAGGAGGCCATCAGGAACAATCAGGTATGAGTCACGCACGCGCCCGTCAGGCCATCGAAACGAAGCTGGCCGCATGGTCGGCTGCGCGTCCAATACGAGTGGCCTACTCGAATCAGCCATTCACGCCAAATCCATCTGAAACCTATCTCCGGGCCTTTCAGCTTCCAGCCAGCACTACCTGTCGGTATCTCGGCGGGGATGCCTACGAGTACGCCGGCGTCTATCAGATCAGCATCGTCTGCCCATCTGCCCAGGCCATGGCCACCGCAGAGACGCTTGTTGAAGAGCTGACACGACTCTTTCGCGTAGACACGCCACTGGCCCGCAACGGGTTCGATGGCCTCATCACGGAACCAGTAGATCAGGGGCCAACCATCACAGAGTCGGCGACCTACACGGTCCCGGCCAGCTTCACCTACGCAGGTGTCGCAGACCAACCGCCCGCTGGGGCATAACCTACCGCCGTCAGGCGGGCATTCAAGAGGAAACACACCATGGCCGCACGCTTCCCGCTGCCGAACGGCGCTGTGCTGGAGATCGCCAGCGTTATGGGATCCGCCGTCGCTTTCACTGCTTTGACCAATGGGAAACCGCCGATTGCTGCCTCTGTAGGGCACGACATTGAAAACGGCGACGTTTTGCTGATCAACTCCGGTTGGGCGCTGATCAATGACCGCGCAGTAAAGGCGTCCGGCGTCACCGCCGATGCTTTTGCCTTGGCTGGTCTCAATACCACCAACACCGACAAATTCACTGTCGGTGCAGGTTCTGGCTCCGTGATCCCGGTGTCCGGATGGACGCAGATCTCGAAAGTCACTTCTTTCACATCCTCCGGCGGCGAGCAGCAATACCAAACTGTCGGCTACCTGGAAGATGACGATGACAAGCAGTTTCCAACTAACCGCAACCCGACCACGATCACTATCGTGGTGGAGGATCAGCCGACCGCTCAATACGTCGAGACTGTCGAAGGCTTCGATGACACCAAAGAGCTGGCCGTCGTGCGCATGAAGTTGCGCAATGGCGATCAGATCCTCTATCCGGGTTATGTGAGCATCACTCCCGATCCAACAATGGAGCGCAACAACGTCATGACGCGAACCATCAGCATCGGGCTTTCGGCTCGTTCGCTTCGTTACTTGGCCGGCGCATAAGGACTCCCCATGGCAAATATCAGGATCGCCCAGAACCCTACGTTCAGGGCACTTGTGCACATCCCTGTCGTTGGGTGTGAGCCCGAGGCAATCGAGTTCACCTTCAAGTATCGCGATCGCCCGGCACTCGCCGCGCTGTTCGACGAATGGAACCTGAAGACGAAGGAAATGCGCGAGGGATTCGGGGAGGGCACCACATTATCGGATGTCGTTGCTGCCGAAACCGAGTATCAGGTGCAGCAGATCAAGGATCTGGTAGCGGGCTGGGGCTTCGATGACAAGTTCGACGACAAGAACATCCTTGCCCTTGTGAAGTCATGCCAAGGTACTGCCGAAGCGGTAGTTAATGCCTATCAGAGCGCATTCAATCAGGCCCGGCTGGGAAACTGAGGGCAGCAGCCGCAGCGTTGTACGAAAGCGGGCCATCTGCTGAGCAGTTGGCAATTCTCGGGCTGACGGCTGCCGATTTGTCGGGTGACGATGTAGAGGTCTGGCCATGCAACTGGCCGGCCTTCCTCCTGTTCAACCGAATGTCCACGCAGTGGCGGGTCGGCACCGGTGGCGCCATCGGCCTGGATTACAACTGCATTCGCGACGTCGCCGAATTCCTCGGCATCAAGAAAAAGAAACTCGCTGAAATCTTTCCTGACCTGCAGGTGCTGGAAGGCGAAGCCCTGCGCGTCATGGCGGAGGAAATGGAAAACAGCCCGTAATTACGGGCGCTTATTCAAGGTGAGTCGATGAACATTGCAGAACTCGGCGTCAAGATCGACTCGGCCGATGCGATCGAGGCCAAAACGAGCCTTGATGAAATGGCGAAGGCCGGCGGCCGGGCCGAGCAGTCCGCCGTTTCGCTGATGAATGAAATGCAGGCGCTGGAGAAGTCGCTTTCTACTAGCGCCAAGACCACACAGGACCTTGCGAAACAGCGCGAGGCATTGGCGAAGCTGACCAAGACCGGCGCCTATGGCGAGGCTGAGGCCGCGAAGATCTCGGCGCAGCTCGACAAGCAGCAGGTAGCGCTGGCCAAGTCGACCATGGATGAGCAGAAGGCACTGAACAGCCTGTTGGGCGCCATTGACCCGGCCCGCGCCGCGCTGGCGAAGCTGGATACTCAGGTCGAGCAACTGGGCAAACATCTGGATGCCGGCCGGATCAGCCAGGACGAGTACAACACCGCCCTGAGCAAGATCGATAAGGACTACGACAAACTCAACAAAACTACCACCGGCTTCGACAAGCTGCGCCTCGGCACCCGCCAAGCACAGGAAAACGTCGTTCAGCTGGGAAATGCGCTGTCCTCGGGAGACTGGGGTAGCGGCGTTCGCGCAGTCGCACAACTGGGTGCTGGTGCGGGTGAGGGTGCGGCGGGACTGCTCGCCATTCTTGGCCCTCTTGCGCTGGCCACCGCCGCAGTGGGTGGGCTGGCATACGCTTTTTACAAGGGCAGCGAGGAGCAGGACAGCTACAACAAATCGCTGATCCTGACCGGCAACTACGCTGGTGTCAGCGCCGGGCAATTGGGCGATATGGCCCGTCAGGTCAGCGCAACCGTTGGCACCACTGGCCAAGCAGCAGCCGTGCTGGCTCTGCTGGCCGACAACGGAAAGATCGCCGGCGAGAGCTTCACCGGCATCACCCAAGCCGCCGTGTCGATGCAGGAAGCGACAGGCAAGGCCGTCAGCGAGACGGTGGCCGAGTTCTCCAAGCTCGCAGACGACCCGGTGAAGGCGTCTGCCGCGTTGAATGAGCAGTATCACTACCTTACTGCTTCGGTTTACTCGCAGATCACCGCACTGGAGAAACAGGGCGATCATGCTGGCGCCGTGAAGCTGGCCACCGAGTCGTTCGCTGATGCAATCAACGAGCGCACGCCGCGAATCCTCGAGAATCTGAGTTTCTGGGAGAAGGGCTACAACGCCGTTGCTCGGGCTGCTGATGGATTGAAGAATATCGGGCGCAGCGATATCGGCGCCGATATCGAGCAGGCCCAGCGCGACTTGGCGAGCGCTCAGGCAGGCAATGTCGGCCTGTTTCAGAACAAACAGGAGATGATTGATCTTTACCAGAATCGTCTCAACATGCTGGAGGATCAGAAGGCTGCCGAAGCCGATATCGCCAAATGGCAAGGAGAGCAGGCGAAAGCTCAGGGCGATGCCGTCTCCTCAATGGCGAAGGTCGACGCCCTCACCAAGTCAGCGTGGACGAATGAGCAGAAACGTACCGACGCGATCAAGGAGTATAAGCGGCAGCTCGAAGACATCCGTAAGGTCTCACCCAACGATCCGCGCCTGAATCAGGCGGCGATCGACAAGAACCTGGCGAACATCAACGACCAGTTCAAGGATTCGAAAGCGGCTGGTTCACAGGTCGATCTGACCGGCTTCAATAACGCCAAGAACAACTTGGCAGCCATCAGCGAAGAGTACAAAAACGCCCAGAAGGAACTGGACGCCGCGCAGAAGGCCGGACTCGTTTCTCAAGCCGACTATGCCCTGAAACGCGAAGCGTTGATCGGCAACGAGCGCGACGAGGTTACTGCGGCCTACGAGGCGGAGATTGCTGCGCTGGAAGCCGCGAAGGCGAAGAAGACCACTTCTGCCGCGCAAAGCATCCAGCTCGATCAGAAGATTGCCGACGCGCGCGCGGGAATGGTCAAAGCGCAGAAGGACGCGGATAGCCAACTCGATGTCTTGGCCACAAACGAGACCGGCCGTCTCGCCCGACAAGAGCGTTCAATCACCACCTACGTTCAGGCCTTGGCTCAGCAACAGCGAGCGCTGGAACTGGCAGGGCAGCGCGCCGTTCTCGGCGTCGGTCAGGGCGATCGCCAGAACGCGCTCAACAGTGAGTTGAACAGCCAGCAGGATCGGTTCGCACAGCAGTCGCTGGAACTGGCAAATCAGAAGTCCGATCCGTCGCGGAATATGTCGGAGGAGGAGTTCGCCCGTAAGTCGCAGGCTCTCGCCGATGCGAACAAGGCCGCAACCGATCAGATCCGGCAGAACTACGCCGATGTCGAGAAAGCTCAAGGGGACTGGACCAAGGGCGCAACGTCGGCTTGGGCCAATTACCTGGACTCGGCGAGCAATATCGCCGGCCAGACAAAGACCCTGTTCGGCAACGCCTTCAGCTCAATGGAAGACGCGGTGGTCAACTTCGCCATGACCGGGAAGCTGTCCTTTGCCGACTTCACCAAATCGATTCTGGCGGACATGGCGCGGATCGCTACCCGTCAGGCCAGTTCTGCGTTGCTGAGCAGCCTCGTCGGTGCTGCCACCAGTTACTTCACTGGCGGAGGCGGCGGTAACGGGCTAGCGGCTGGATCCGCCGGTGCGACGTCTTCGAATCTCGGCGCGTCCTCGGCAGGGTACTCCAGCACCTACTTCCCGCAGGCGCTCGGCGGTGCCTGGTCGTCGGGCGTACAGATGTTCGCCAACGGCGGCGCCTTCACCAACAACATCGTCAGCACGCCGACCGCCTTCGGGATGGCCGGCGGCGGGGCGGGTGTCATGGGTGAGGCGGGGCCGGAGGCGATCATGCCGTTGACCCGGACTTCCAGCGGCAAGCTGGGTGTTCTCGCGGCTGGTGGTGGTTCCGGGACTGCAATCAGCATCAGCGCGCCGGTCACGGTGGTGACCGAGGATCGCAGCTCTGAAGGCATGCAGATCGACCAACAAGCGCTTTCCAAAAACCTACAGTCGCAAATGCAGGCCGTGGCCGAGAAAGCCGTTGCTGACTCTTGGCGCGCGGGCGGTACCAGCTTCCGAAATGCAAATGGGAGGGCCTGATGGCCATCGAGAAATTCACTTGGCCAACCGGGCGCGGGGAAACACCCGATATCAATTATCGGGTGCGCTCCTCGAAGTTCGGCAATGGCTACGCCCAAAACGTCGGCGACGGACCGAACAACAAAGAGGACTCCTATCCGATCACCTGCGTCGGCCACAAGGCCAAGGTGCAGCAGATCATGGAGTTCCTCGATAGGCACGCCGGGGCAAAAGCGTTTCTCTGGACAACGCCGCTCGGCGAACTCGGACTGTTCACCTGCAAAAATCCCGCTCCCACACCAATGGGCGGCGAGGTCTTCAAACTCACCGCCACGTTCGAGCGGGCATTCAAACCATAAGGGGCAACCATGCCGCTGATCAGTGACATCCAGGTTCTTGAACCTGGCAGCGAAGTGCTGCTCTTTGAGTTGGACGGCACGGAATATGGTGCCGACGTACTGCGCTTCCACGGGCATGCAATACCGCACACGCCGGCCGAGTTAATTGCCGCCGGCGACAATGCCGATCAATTACCCGCGAAGGCCATCTACTGGCAGGGCAACGAGTACAGCGCTTGGCCGATGCAAATCGACGGCATCGAGGCGAACGGCGACGGCACTGCAGTTCGCCCTACGCTCTCGGTTGGCAACGTCAACGGGCGCATCACTGCGCTCTGTCTGGCGTTCGAGGATCTGCTCGAGTTCAAGCTGACGATGCGTCACACGCTCGGCACTTACCTCGACGCGGCGAACTTCCCGACTGGAAACCCGACAGCCGACCCGACCCAAGAGACGATCGAGGTCTGGTACATCGACCAGAAAATGAACGAGGACGGGGAGACTGTTAGCTGGGAGTTGGCCAGCCCCGGCGATGTGGGTAATGAATCAATCGGGAGGCAGGCCACAACCCTTTGCCATTGGTGTCTCACCGGCGGTTATCGCGGACCGAACTGCGGCTACACCGGGCCATACGTTACCAAGGACGGCATCGTTATCGACAACCCCGAACTGGACGAATGCGATGCCACGCTCGGTAAAGGCTGCATCCCGCGCTTCGGCGAGGGCAACCCGCTGCCTTTCGGTGGCTTCCCGGCCGTTTCGCTGATCGCACGGAGCTGACATGCGCAAACACATTTTGAACGCGATCCAGGCACACGCAGCGGCCGAGTACCCGAAAGAGTGCTGCGGACTGCTGCTGGCGACCGGTCGCAAGCAGCAATACTTCCCCTGCATCAATGTCTCGACCGAGCCGAATGAAGAGTTCCGAATCGATCCTGAGCAGTACGCAGCGGCCGAAGACGAAGGCGAAGTAATTGGCGTGGTGCATTCGCATCCGGATGCGACCAGCAGGCCGTCACCGCGCGACCTCGCCATGTGCGAGGCCACCGCGCTGCCATGGCACATCCTGAGTTGGCCGGAAGGGGATTTGAGAACGATTGTGCCTACCGGCGAAGTCCCGCTGCTGAAACGCCCCTTCGTGCACGGTGCCTGGGACTGCTGGCAGGTCTGCGCTGACTGGTACAAGCGCGAGTGGGGGCTGGAGTTCGAAGTTTTCAAGCGCGCCGATGGCTGGTGGGAGAGCAAGGACAACACCAGCCTGTACGAGGCGAACTACGAGGCCGCCGGCTTCTACCGCGTCGACCAGCCGCAGCGCGGCGACATGATCGTGATGGAAGTTGGGCGCACGGTTTACCCGAACCACGCCGGGATTTTTCTCGGCGCCGATCCAGCACTGCCAGGTGAGGACGCAGCGACCTTCGGCCCCGGCCCGTTCTTGTTGCACCATCTTTACGGCAGGCCATCGGAGGTCATTGTGTTCGGCGGTCCATGGCATGACCGCGCACGACTCATCCTCAGGCATGAAGATGGATACAATCCTAGCGCGGCCCGGTCGCAAGGGAATTCAGGTGGCATTCAATCTATTGGCTTGGGTGAAATGTTATTAATGGGAGCTTGAGTTTTTTGTAGTCTTTCATTTGTACTCTGTAAATGACTTTTTTGAGAGTCTGCGCTGGTGTTCGCGATTACATTCGTCTTCTCAGTTTTAATAGAGTTTTTAGTGAGGTTTTCGTGAGTGCTAGACTCATTGGTGGCACGATGTTCTGAGAGGTTTAATTTGTTTTTTTCAATGGAGTGCTGCAATAAACTGTATCCAAAGCCGAAGGTAACTGTTGTTCCGGCTATAATTATAATTAGTGCGCTGGCTCTAATGAGTCTGTAGCCAAGTTCGCCTTTCTTCACCTGATCCCAAGTTTTTTTAAGTAGAGGCGCAGTCACCTCTCTTATGTCATCGCAAAATTTTGAGGCTTCCTTGTAGTAGCCTCCGTTGAATAGATCCCGGGTTTTTTGAATGCTAGCCATTAGCCTAGCCTCATCCCCGTCTGGATTGTCATTAACATGTTTTGGATTGAGTCTAAGCTGGATTCTAGAAAGGCTTTCCGCTACCTTGTTATAGGCGTCTCGAGTTTCCAGATGTCTTTCTCGTCTCAGCTCTGCAATAGTTTTTGTTTCAGATGAATCCTTCAGATCGTATAGTCTTGGACCATCGACTCTAACTAATTCCTGAACTGCTGCTGTATATATTGCAACTTCGTCTCGTAGCCCATCTACCCAAGCTAATCTGAACTCAGATACTTTGTTTTCTTTAGCGCTAACCAAATTTAAAAAGGAAAAAAAACCAGCTAGAAGTGCCGCTGTAATCACGCCGAACGCTACGTAAATCGTGGGAGGTATTGAAAGGCTATCCATGTTAATTGTTTACCTTCGTAATAATCGATTGAGCTGAGCTTGATGGCATAATGCTACTTTCGCGCCGCTCTTATTGCTACTGGCCTTTCGTCCATGCTGGATACCCAGACAGTGTCACGCTAAAGTGCACTCTATTCCACATGAGTGACATGTTCTATTTCTTCACCTTCAGCGTGCGTGACCACAAGGAGTAAATATGCGGATTTTGATAGGAGCGTTGACAGCAGCGCTGTTGGCGGGGTGTGCGACTTCGCCAACGCCTTCCAGTGAAGCCAAGCAGGCGCCGGCCAGTCAGCTGTTGGCCTACCAGGCCAAGCCATCAGGGGCATATGGGACGCTGCAAGTGATCCGCGACTCAGGGCAGACTGGAAGCCTTTGTGCAATGGCGGTTTTTATCGATGGCAAACAGGCCGCCAAGCTCGAAACAGGTCAGAAGGCATCGTTCTATCTGCCGCCTGATTCGGTCTCAGTCGGCGCGGCTTACACCGGCTCTGGCATCTGCTCCATGGGCGCAGCCCGGGTAGAGCGGGAAGCGATCGTGAAAGACGGCGCGATCAAGAAATACCGAGTTTTCACCGGGGGCGATGGGCAGATCGACATACTGCCCACGACTCTCTGAACAAACCGCCTCCGGGCGGTTTTTTATTGCCTGGAGAATGGCATGTGCTCAGCAATTACCTACACGCCAATGACGAAAGTGATGCTGTCCGGTTCGCTCGCCATGAAGTTTTTTCGAAGCAAGCAATTCCTTCTCGACAGCGGATCGGCCGTAGAGGTGTTCCGTGCGCTCAATGCGACCATCGATGGTTTCGCCGATGAAATTAAAAGACTGGAGCGCCTTGGGCTGAAGTTTGCGATCTTCCGGAATCGCGCAAACATCGGGATGGACGGATTCGATCTCGGCGGCACACGGGAAATCCGCATTGTTCCGGTGATTGGTGGCAGCAAGCGTGCTGGTGGCCTGCAGACCATCATCGGCACAGTCATGATCGCCGCAGCCTATGTGCTGTCCTTCACTCCGTTTGCAGCCGCATCACCGTTTTTGTATGCAGCTGGCGCGTCGATGGCGATTGGCGGCGTCATTCAGATGCTCAGTCCGCAGGCCTCCGGCCTGAAGCAAAGCGCATCCCCCGAAAACGCACCGTCATACGCCTTCGGCAGCGCCAAGAACACCACCGCCAGCGGAAACCCGGTGCCGATCTGCATCGGTGAACGCCGGTGGGGCGGGATGATCATCTCGGCCTCGATCTTGGCGGAAGACAAAATCTGAATTCTGAATGGCTTTATGACATTATCTGGATTTAGCTAGGGATCGATAGGTGATGAATAAAGTCGTTCATTTCGTTGAGTTAGAAAATAAGTTTGAGGCGACGTGGTCTTATGAGTGCGAGCCAATTCCGGATGTTTCCATAGATTCCATTGCGTACTTACTTTTTTCTGATGAATCTGGCTTTTGGCTTGGAGAAGTAAATCGCTGGAGTGATGTGAGACAGGTTCAAAATAATATCCACGGACGGCGTTGGATTTTTAATTTCGGTAGAGGAAGAGGCTTCGGATCTCATGCAGCTGATCTCAAAAAATTGTGTAATCGAAATCTGTCGGATGCCGACCTTTTCACGATTAATGGGCATTTCTTCTCTTTTAACGCGCCCGTAGAAGACCCTGATATCAAAAACGTTTTAGCATTGGATCTTTCTGAAGCTCGAGATGCCGTAGCAAACTATTATCGTGTTGAGTCAAGACAAATCGAAATTCTCATAAAGAGTAATTAATTACCATCACCCGCTTCGGCGGGTTTTTTTATGCCTGGAGGAAAGCATGGGCGCAGCAACACAGATCGATATCCACGGCGAGAAGGGCGGCAGCAGCAAGCCGAAGTCGCCGACCGAAGCCAGTGACAGCCTGCGCTCGACCAACCTGGCGAAGCTGCTGATCGCCGTGGGCGAAGGGGAGTTCGATAGCGTCCCGACCGATTACGACATCTACCTGGACAACACGCCGATCCGCGATGCCAGCGGCAACTACAACTTCCCGAACGTGAAGTGGGACTGGCGCCCGGGCTCGGTTGATCAGACCTATATCCCGGGCATTCCGTCCGTTGAGAACGAGACGTCGCTGAACATTGAGTTGCGCAGCGATACAGCGTGGGTGCGGTCGATCACAAACACCCAGCTTTCCGCCGTGCGCATGCGTTTGGCCTGGCCAGCGCTTCAACGCTCTGATGATCAGGGTAATGTCGGCGGCTACCGCATCGAATACGCGATCGACGTGGCCACCGATGGCGGCGCCTATCAGCAGGTGCTGGTGGACGCAGTCGACGGCAAAACCACCACGCGCTACGAGCGCTCGCGCCGCATCGATTTGCCGGACGCAACAACTGGCTGGCAGATCCGCGTGCGCCGCCTGACGCCAAATCAGAACACCAACAAGATCGCCGACACCATGCTGGTGGCCGGTTACACCGAAGTGATTGACGCCAAGCTGCGCTATCCGAACACCGCGCTGCTTTACATCGAGTTCGACGCCGAGCAATTCACCAACATCCCGGCGGTGACCGTGAAGTGCAAGGCACGGCGCTGGATGGTACCGAGCAACTACGACCCGATCATGCGCACCTACACCGGGACGTGGGACGGATCAATGAAGTCGGCGTGGACAAACAACGCTGCGTGGATCACCTACGGCATGTGCACCGAAGACCGTTTCGGCCTGGGCAAGCGAATCAAGCCTTTCATGGTGGACAAGTGGGAGCTTTACCGCATCGCCCAGTATTGCGATCAACTGGTGCCGAACGGGTTGGGCGGACAGGAGCCACGCTTCCTCTGCGACATGAACCTGCAGGGCAAGGCTGATGCATGGTCGCTGTTGCGAGATATCTCTGCGATTTATCGGGGCATGACTTACTGGGCGCAGGGCCAACTGGTGATGCAGGCGGACATGCCGCGCGCGCAGGACTTCGACTACGTCTTCACCCGAGCAAACGTCATCGATGGCAAATTTTCGTATGGCAGCGCCTCGGCGAAGACTCGTTACACCCGAGCGCTGGTGAGCTACGACAACCCGGCGAACAACTACGACACCGACGTCATTCCATTCGCCGACCTAGATCTGCAACGCCGTTACGGCGACCGGCCGACCGAACTGAGCGCCATTGGCTGCACCCGCGCCTCCGAGGCTCAGCGCCGTGGTAAGTGGGCGATCCTCAGCAATAATCAAGATCGCACCGTATCGTTTAAGACCGGCATGGAAGGCGTGATTCCGCTGCCTGGCCATATCATCCCGGTTGCCGATTCGCTGCTGGCTGGGCGCGAGGTAGGCGGGCGCATCTCGATCGCCTCTGGCCGTGTGGTGACGCTCGACCGTGATACGCAGGCCAAGGCCGGTGACCGGTTGATCATCAACTTGCCGGGCGGTCGCGCCGAAGGCCGCACTGTGCAAAGCGTCAATGGCCGCGCCGTTACCGTCACGACGAACTACAGCGAGCCGCCGATCGCGCAATTGCAGTGGGCGCTCGACGCCGACGACCTCGCGATTCCGCTGTACCGCGTGTTGCGCACCAAACGCACCACCGAGGGCGACTTCGAAATCAGCGCGCTGCAATACGACCCGAGCAAGTTCGCTTACATCGACACCGGTGCCCGTTTGGAAGAGCGCCCAATCAGCGTGATTCCGATCACTGTGGTTCCGGCGCCGGCGAGCGTCACGGTTGTTTCGACTTCGGCCATCGTCCAAGGGTTAGCCGTGGCCACGATGACCATCAGTTGGCCTGCCGTGCCTGGCGCTGTCGGCTATGACATCGAGTGGCGCAAAGACAGCGGCAATTGGATCAAGCTGCAGCGCACTGGCATGACCAACGTCGATGTAGTTGGGATTTACGCGGGCGCCTACGTGGCCCGGGTGCGGGCGGTGAGTGCGTTCGATATCACGTCAATCTGGCGCAATTCGATCCTGACCAATCTTAAAGGCAAACAGGGTCTGCCACCGGCGCTCAGCTACCTGACAGCTACGCCGTTGCTGTTCGGCATCTATCTGAAGTGGGGTTTCCCACCAGGTGCAGAGGACAGCCAGCGCACGGAGATCTGGCACGGTCCGACGACCGTGCTGGAAGCCGCTACCAAACTGACCGACCTGGCTTACCCGCAGAGTGATTTCTCCATGCTCGGCCTGCGCGCCGGCGTGACGTTCTACTTCTGGGGGCGGATCGTAGACAAGATCGGCAACATCGGGCCTTGGTATCCGATCGGCATGGGTGTACAGGGACAGTCGAGCTCTGACGCTGCCGCGATTCTGGAAATGATCGCGGGCGAGATCGGCCGTACCGAGTTGGGGCAGGACATCCTCGACGAGATCGACAAGATTCCGGGCCTGCAAGCGCAGATCGATGCGCTGGATGGGCTGAAAGGTTACGACCCGGAAGCGACCTATGAGGAGTACGACCTTGTGGTCGTCGGCAAGCGGATCTATCAAGCCATTGATCCAGTACCAATCGATACGCCGCCGCCGAATCCTGCTTACTGGCTCGACGTGGGTCAGACCGTGCAAACCGCCAACGGGCTTGCCCAGCAGGTGGCGACCAACACTACCGAAATCACTGAGCTCGACGGCGTGGTGACAGCGCAAGCGACAGCGTTCGAGGCTCTACGGGCTTCGTCCCGAGATGATGACGGCGCTGGTGATCTCGCGGACGCGATCAAGAGCTACACCACCACCGCCGCGATTGCATCCGAATCGAAGGTTCGCGCCTCTGAGAATGAGGCAATTGCAAGACGCGTAACGACCTTCGACGCGAAAATCGGAGAGAACGCGGCGAACATCACCGAGCTTGAAGAGGTGGTGGCCACAAACGAATCGGCGACCGCGACAAAGATCGACCAGTTGAATGTTTCTGTCGGGCAAAACTCGGCGGCTATTCAGCAGACGTCCACAGCCTATGCAGACACGGCTGGCAAGCTGAACACGATGTGGTCGGTGAAAATGCAGGTTACGGCAAATGGGCAGTACGTCGCGGCAGGCATCGGCCTCGGCATCGAGAACACAGGAGCTGGGTTGCAAAGCCAGTTCCTGGTCAGTGCCGATCGATTCGCAATCGTCAACACCATTGCCGGCGGCGCAATCTCGGTGCCGTTCGCAGTGCAGGGCGGTCAGGTGTTCATGAACTCGGCGTTCATTCAAGACGGAACGATCACCAACGCAAAAATCGGTAGCTACATCAGCTCCACCAACTACATCGCCGGCCAGCAAGGCTGGATTCTGAACAAAGACGGCACGCTTGAAATCAACGGCATCGTTCCCGGCCAAGGTCGTCTGGTTATCAATTCACTGAACGTCTCGGTCTACGACGCCAACAACGCGTTGCGTGTCCGACTCGGATATCTGGGGTAATAAATGGCATATGGAATGCGGATCTGGGGCGCCGATGGTGCGCTTCAGATTGATGAGAACTCTTTCACCATCCGAGTGGTGCTATCGACGCTGGTAACTTTCGGCGCCGGGAAATCGAATCAGGATTTTTCGGTACCGGGAGTCGGCCCCGGAAACGGCGCCGCAATCGTTGTTCCGATTGGCGCCTACACCGACCAGCAATTGCAATTCGAAACCGAACTGGTCGACAACATCGCCCGGGTTTACAACCACACGCGGGGATACGCCGCGAGTACCGTCGCCACGGGAACGATGAGGCTGATCGTCATGAGGTTCAACTGATGGCCTACGGTTTGCAGTTCACAAACAATAGCAACGTCGTCACCATCGACTCAGAGTTCGCGCGGTTGATGGTTATATCCAGCGGCCGGTATGCACCAACAGAAGAAGGTGGCATGGGATCAACCACCTATTTCGATAGACCGGTGACCTCGCAAGAGCCACCGCTAGTGTTTGTCCGACCAGACACCGTTGCGGGTATTGCTGGTCTTTGCTTGATGCGCCTGGTCGGGTCGGCTGGTAACTGGGTTGGGTTCTACGTCCGTGCGTACAGTACGGCAACCGCTCAGCCGAACGGCCGATACTTCGTTGCTGCGTTCGCAGCTCAAGCCGTTGCTCAATATGGAATGCGCCTGTGGGATGGCGCCGGGAGGATGCTGTTTGACTCCGGCACGCCGAACGCCAGTTTCACGCGCTGCTTCCAAAACTGGAACTACATTCGATCGGAATTAACGGAGCAGGGTTTATACCGTAACTATTACTCGGTCCCTTTCAATTTTCCGCAGAACGAATTCATGCTGATCAATACCTTCGGCATGAACATGACATCAGGCGGCCGCATCAGTCGGCAGCTATACAGCACATGGGACTTTTCGACCGGCACTCTGTATGCCGTCACAGTCGCGGCAAATAACCCCTTCAATTTTTTCCTACCTGCGGTTTTCGCAAAGCAAGCCGTCTAAAAATACTCTCAATAGGATGCAGCCATGCCCTGGTACAAGGCGGGAACGGTCTCTGTTACCCAAAATTCCAACGCAGTGATTGGCTCAGGCACTGCGTTTATTGCGAACAGCCGGGTCGGCGACGGTTTTCGCGGGCCTGACGGTCGTTGGTATGAGGTGACCAATATCGCCAGCAATACGGCGCTGTCGATTTCTCCGAACTACGAAGGCCCAACTGTCGCCGGCGGTTTCTACTCGATCATGCCGGTACAGGGTTACCAGAAGGATCTGTCCGACCAGGTACGAGCCATTCTCAATGATTATGGAGAGAAGCTTGCGGCGCTCGGAACCACTGGCAACTATGAAATTTTACCGGTCAACAAAGGCGGTACCGGTAGCACAACGCCTTCCAGTGCTCTTACTGAGCTGGGCTTTTCGGATTTCACAAAAACGCTGATTGATGACGCTAACGCAGGGGCTGCACGCTCTACGTTGGGGGCAGCAAAATCTGGCGCCAATAATGACATCACGTCCATTACCGGCATGACCGTGGCGCTCTCTGTTACTCAAGGTGGCACAGGTGGCAAGACGCAGGCAGACGCGAGGGCCGGTCTGGGGTTGGGTGGAGCAGCTGTTCTGGAGGTGGGCACGTCTACAGGAACCGTCGCGGCAGGTAACGATTCCCGTATTACTGGCGCCGTGCAGACTGGCTCGACAGCAAACGTTCTTACATTGCGCCTTAACAATTCCACGACGCTTTCGAGTTCTGCAGGCTATTTAATTTCCAGTTCGATTTTCTTTCCGCCAGGTTATCGGTCGAGTAGCGGCACCGGGCAATCTGGATCGAACCAATGGAATCTTTTCTGGGCTGGGTCCGGGATGCAGGTTTGGGTAGATGGATCGAACACTGGCACGATCCAATACACCGCCTCAGATGAGCGAATCAAAGAGGAAATCAATTACGTTCAAGACACCTCAGGCGACCTTTCGCTAGTCGAGTCCTTGAGGCCTGTTACTTACAGATTCTCACAGCGTGGGCCGGTTTTTCAGTCGAACGTAAAACGAGGATTCATCGCTCAGGACGTGATGCTTTCGGATTCCGCATTGGTGACGGGCGAGATCATTGAGGGCGAAACGAAGGATAACATCACCTCAATTCTCTCCCTTGATTCGCTCGGTCTCGTTTCTTATCTGGTTGGTGCAGTGCAAGAACTTTCATCGAAAAATAAGCAGCTCGAAAGCCGAATCATCGCGCTTGAACAAACCTGATTAATTACCGCTCCCCGTACACCCGCCCCTGAGCGGGTATTTTTTTGCCTGGAGAAAAGAAATGCCAGTAACCGAGAAAGATCGAGACATCCTCGCCCGTACGATTTGGGGCGAGGCCCGCGGCGAAGGAACCGCCGGCCAGATCGCCGTGGCCTGGACGATTCGCAATCGTGTGTTCGACGGTAAAGAGAAGTCGTGGTGGGGAGAGGGCTATGCCGGTGTGTGCCAGGCGAAGTACCAATTCAGTTGCTGGAACAAGACCGACCCAAACTATCAGTTCCTGATCGGCGTGATACAGATCCCGTTCCGCGAGCTGGCGCAGTGCCGAATCGCTGCTGACCAGGTGATCGACGGCAAGGTGCCGGATCCTACTGGCGGAGCCACGCATTACTACGCCACCCGCATCAAGGCGCCGGCCTGGGCGGCGAAGGCCAAGCAGACGCTCAAGTTGGGTGGCCACGTTTTCTTCAAGGATGTGCCGTGATGGTCCCTCCGTGGAAAGCGGTGGGCGCCATGGCACTGGTGCTGATCGGCGCCGGCAGTGCCTGGCAGTTTCAGGACTGGCGCTACGGGAAGCAATTGGCCGAGCAGTCCAAGCTGCACACCGAGACCCTCAATCAACTGACACAGGCCGCAGCCACCGCGCAGCATACCGAGCAGGACAAGCGTCTGGCGCTCGAGCAGCGGTTGGCGTCCAGCGATAAAACCCACTTCGAGAAAATGACCAATGCGCAAAATGACCAGGCTCGCCTGCGCGATCGCCTTGCCACTGCTGATGTCCGCCTGTCAGTCCTCCTTGACGCAGCCGACGTTGCCAAAGGCTGCAACGTGCCAGGCACCGCCGGCGCCGGCGGCGTGGATCATGCAGCCGTACGCGCCCGACTTGACCCGGCGCATGCTCAACGAATTATCGCCATCACCGACACCGGCGACCGCGGACTGATTGCGCTTCAAGCGTGCCAGGCATATGTGAAGAATCTGCAGCAGTGATGGCGCCGCGCCATTCTTGCGAGGTCACCAGCCGTGAACCATCATTTAGATTCGAACTTGATGAATGGTACGCATGGACAAGCAACTGGCTGGCTACTCAATTGTGATGACGGTTATCTGGGTTTCAGTGGTTCTTGCAATCATTTATTGGATGTCGTAGTGAAGGTAACAGGTGGCTGAATTGGAAGGCGTGGTGCTGAACGAGAAGATGCAGCGAGAAGCAGACCGGCTGCTGGCGCAGATTGTCCGGGCGGATTCGATGATCATCGCTGTGAAGGCGGGGGCACGGGCGGATGGCTTCGTGCTTGGTCTGGAAACCGGCGGGGCTTTGCGCTCCGGCGATGCTGAAAGGCTGTACATCATTTTCGAAGCCGCACTGGTGGAGCGCCTGAAAACGTTGGCACGTAGTTAATCAATGCGTTATTGGTCAGGCCGCCAATTCCTAGCACGGCTCCTTCAGCGTGGACCTGCAGGAGCTAGCTTTGTCACAAAACCCTTTCCGGCGCAGGTCGAGCAGTCATCCCGCGCACTAAAGTTGTCGAGACAATCCGGGCAAATACAGAAAGCTGCCGATTCAATGTGAGGTCGCACTTTTTCAAAAGCCCGTAGATCCCGCTCCTCCTGAGCGACCTGTGCTGCATCTATAAGCGCCCGGTAAGCATCGGCATCGGATAGTGGTCGGTGCGTTACGCCAGCGATCATTCGTTCGGTCTCTACCAACTGATATCGGCGACCATTCATTTCCAGCAACAAGCCTGAAATCCGCCCAATTTTCCGAGAAAGACTCAGAGTCAGCCGCATACCATCAGCATCAGAATAGACTTTGCCGTCGTAGGCGAAGGAAGCGCCGCGCGGTTCATCGCTTTCGAAGTTGAAGATTGACCGGCTGATGATGCCCAGCAGATTCCCGTTGTCGATCTGAACGACATCATAGGTAGAGGCGCCGCGGTAGTGCCCGGGCGAGTTCTGCAGCTCCTCGACGGCGTGCCAGTACGCGGCGTTTGCCATTTCGTTCATATCGAATTGCTCAAGCTGGTCGATCAGGCCCTCATCGCGAAGCGTAGCTGCCATCTCGTGGAGAGTTTCCCGATGCCCCTCTGGGTTTTGCATACGGAAGTCCTGATCGTCGAGAGTCGCGCGCCATCGCTGGAGCCGTAGGGTTTTTGCCTGGTCGAAATTCATGCTGCGGGGTTCGCTGTACAAATACTGTATGCGTGTACAGTAATCTAGGCGAGAAAGGTGGGCGAGGGTGAGGCGACGAACTGTAGCGGTGCGGCTGCTTTCGGCCAT